CTATATTACTACAAAAAATGGGTTGATCATAAATTTAAATAAATGAAAAAATTAGAGTTTGCAGATTGGTTAGGGATAGGTTTTATTATATTAATGACAATATTCTTTTTACTTATACCAGCACCTGCTAGAGCAGCCGATGGAGAATGGGGTAAAACAGGACACAGAATAGTAGGTGAAGTTGCAGAAAGACAATTAACTGAAGATGTAAAAAAAGTTATATACGATATTTTAGATGGAGAATCGTTAGCATCAGTTAGCACTTGGGCAGATGAGATGAGAAGCAATCCTAATTGGAGACCTTATGATAAATGGCACTACGTAAACCTGCCATTAGATGTAGAATATCCAGATGCAGATACACCAGAAGAAAATGTAGTGACTATAATCGAAAGATGTGTTGCTATACTTAAATCACCTTCATCAGATAAGGAAATGAAAAAATTCTACCTTAAGTATTTAGTTCACTTAGTAGGTGATATTCATCAACCGATGCATACAGGTAGATATGAAGATTATGGAGGCTCAAAAATTTACATTACGTTCAAAGGTAGAAAAGGATCTGATAATAAAACGAATTTACATGTTCTATGGGATACTAACTTAATAGATGATTTTAAAATGTCATATACTGAGTGGAGTACTCATTTACAGAATAAATACGGTAGAAAAGAAGTAAAACAGACTAATGTATTAGAGTGGACTTTCGAATCACACTGGTGGGCTAGAGACATCTATAAGAATACACCAGATGGTTCGTATCTATCATACGATTATGTTTACAAATACCAACCGGTATTAGAAAAACGGTTATATTATGCAGGAGTAAGATTAGGTAACTTAATAAATGAAATATTCGAATGAAAACAGAAACAAAAGAACTACTTTACAAGATATTTGTAATCTACATCGGTACCGCATCTCTTATGATCGGACCATTTTTCGTTAATTTTTTAATCGGTAAACTGCTATCTGCAGTAGGATTAGCACTACTAACAGTTCAAACTCAAAGAACTAAATCTTATAATCTATCTCTACTTAATGTAGTAGGTATATGTGGTTACTTATATAGCATCTTTACTCAATGAGCAAGTTAATTAATTTATTTGGAGGCCCCGGAATAGGAAAGAGTGGAATTGCAGCCGGATTAACATATGAACTGAAAAGAAAACATATAAGCTGTAATAACCCTTATGAGTTTCCTAAGAAGCTAGCATGGGATAAAAACTATCCAGCTATACAAGATCAATTATATGTATTTGCAAATCAGCATAGAGGCATAGCAGAGTGTTACAACAAGGTAGACTATATAATCATTGATTCTCCCGTACTCTTTTCTACTATCTATCATAGCTACTATACTAAAGGATACCCAGCGGAGAACTATGGACAATCGTTCCATAATATGGTAGTAGATCTACATAATACCTATGATAACCTTAACATACTACTTAAAAGATCAAATACAGAAATTAATGAAGCTGAAAGATTTCAAGATCTTAAGCAGTCTATAGAGATAGATGAATTATGTAAAGCTAAATTAGAAGAGCATAACCAATCTTACCATGAAATAGAGGTAAATGACTACACAGTAAGTAAAATATTAGAATTGTTATAATGGAAAAAAATAAGTTATATTTAAGTTGGAAATGGGTTGATGAACAGATCAATATTATAGGTGATAGACTTGAAGGTTTGGATCTAGAGTTTGTATCGGGCATACCTAGAGGAGGTTTAATACCTGCAGTTATGATGTCACATGCCTTCGGTATAAAATATATTAGTTATTCATCTGCAAAAATGCTTCCGTCAGAACTAAAAAGAAAAACAATAGTAATAGACGATATATCAGATACTGGAGTTACTATGGAAGAAGCTGATAAGTTAGGATTTATTACTTCTAGTCTTTGTGCAAGAATAGGTACTAAAACGCTACCCAGACTTACTGGTGAAATAATTAGTGATGACCGTTGGTTAGTTTTTCCTTGGGAATCATTAGATAGTATTCCTGTTCAAGATTACCTAATAAAATGACAGTACTAACTGCATTTACCAATTACACTAAGGATGTAATATATAACTTTGTAGATTCACTTAATAAAACTGGTTTTGACGGTAGAAAAATAGTAGCGTATTATAATCCGGAAAAATCTATAGTAAGTTATTTAGAAAAACAAGGGTGGGAAGTTCTTACTTACCCTAAACCAAAATACCATATTAACTTTCAAAGAAGAAAGGAATTTTCTGACATTATTGTAGAGTGCAATTTGCAGGATGAGTACATTTGTTGTGCCGATATGAGAGATGTTTACTTTGCAAAATCACCTTCCGATATTAAAGTTGATTTCTATGTGCAGTTAGACACTAGACTTACTTTTGAAAACCACGAATGGAATCGGAAGACAATACAAAAAGGATATCCAGAATACTACAACAAACTTAAAGATAAACTTCCTTTTTGTGCTGGTGTAGTAATAGGAAAGGGATACATATTAAAAGAATTTTTTGGTGATTTTTACTCTACAGGTTTAAGTAGTAGTTTTAAAAACATACAAGACGTTACTTCTGGTCTTGACCAATCAACATTTAATTTGTTACTTTATACTAAATATAGATTTCGTTGGACTAGTCAAGGAAGATATGTACTACATATGGGTAATTTAGACGATAATTTTAATATCGATGATTACCATATTTACCACCAGTATGAAAGAAGAAAGAAACATCAAAAATATGTTGATAGTTTGAATAAAAAATCTTATATTTAGATATAAGTAATTAATGAGTCGTAGAACCTCAATAAAACAAAAGTAAATGCCTAAAAAGTTTATAGAAGGAACAGAATTAGTTCAAGCCGGTTTTGCTAACGGTATATCAAGTCAATTAGCAAAGAAACAAGAAACTGAAGGACCTGAAGCAAGGTTAACATCAGAAGAAAAACAAGAGATTATTACTAATGCAGCAACAGCATTTGGTGACTTCTTAACCGCTCTTGGAACTGACTGGGAAAACGATCCCAACTCTTCTGATACTCCAATGCGAGTAGCTAAAGCATACGTTAATGATCTATGGAAAGGTCGATTTGAACCTTTAGACCGAGTTACAGCATTCCCTAGCGACGGCTACGACGGAATCGTACAAGAGTCTAATATACCAGTAACGTCAATGTGTAGTCACCATCACCAGACAATTGGTGGGACTGTTAGCATAGCCTATATTGCTTCAGAGTCTGGAAAGGTTGTAGGATTGTCTAAACTGAATAGAATAGTAGAGCAATTCGGAAGAAGAGGAGCTATACAAGAGCAATTAACTGTAGCTATTCATAATGCAGTAGATAAGATATGTGAAGGTAATTTAGGTGTAGCAGTTCAAATTAATGCTACTCATAACTGTGTATCATGTAGAGGAGTAAAGCATGGAGGAGCTTCTATGCAGACAGCTAAGTTAACTGGAGCTTTCCTTGATGAAGATTCTGCTAAAGCAGAGTTTTATAAGAATATAGAATTAGCAAGTATCTGTAAGCATTAATATGAAATACGAAGCAGAAAGCAGACCATGGGGTATATATGAAGTACTACTAGACTCAGAACATACTAAAGTTAAAAGAATTACTGTGGCTCCTGGCGGTAGATTATCTTACCAATATCACCATAAAAGAGCAGAAGTTTGGACCTGTACAAAAGGTAGATTATCAGTAGTTCGTGAAGATATTCTATACGATTTACAACCTGGTGAATCAATTAATATTCCTCAAGGAGCTAAACATAGAGCATATAACGATACCATGGAATTAGCTCAATTTATAGAAGTACAGACCGGAACGTACTTTGGAGAAGATGATATAGTTAGAATAGAAGACGATTACGAAAGAGTATGATATACATTTTTGATATTGACGGCACTTTAACTCCTTCCAGAAATCCTATTGACCCTAAATTCAAAGAAGATTTCTTAAATTTTTGTAATCACAATAAAGTTTGGTTAGTTACAGGAAGTGATAAAGATAAGTCAGTTGAACAGTTAGGTGAAGATGCTTGGTTAGCTGCTGATAGAGTTTATCAAAGCTGTGGTAATCAACTTTGGATGGAAGGTAAGGTAGTTAGACAATCAGAATGGTCAGGCACAGATTATTTAGACACTTTACTTAATATAATGTTAGATAAATCTGAATACCCTCATAGGTTTGGTAACCATATAGAAAAAAGAATTGGCTTAGTTAATTTTTCTGTTGTTGGTAGAAATTGTACTCAGGAACAAAGAAATGAATACTATAAATGGGACCAAAAACATCAAGAAAGAAAAGCATTTGCTGAGGAAATATGTGGAAGGTATAGTTGGTTAGATGCATCTATAGGAGGAGAAATAAGTATAGACATTCACGAAAAAGGAGCCGATAAAGGTCAGATATTAGATGATTTAAATGGCGACAATTTCACCTTCTTTGGTGATAACCTATTTCCAGGTGGTAATGACTATGCTGTTAAAGAAGCTACAATTAGAAAAAAATTAACTGGCAATACATTTCATCATGTAGAAAGTTGGAAAGATACGAGAGATTTACTATATTCAATAATAACAGAAGGTATAATATAATATTATGAAAGGAAAACAACTAACATTATTCCCTGAAGAAGCAGATAACGTATGGGTTAACGACTACGTACCGTTTGTTTCTGAAGTAGAAGATTTTAATCAAACATTTGGTAAACCAAACAATTATGAACCAGTTATCCCAGAAAAGAAAGAGTGGCAGTTTGTCTATGATTTCATCCTTGAAGAACTCGAAGAATATAGAGAAGCTTGCGAAAGAGGGGATATTGTGGAAGTTTTGGATGCTTTGTGTGATATTACTTATGTTTCCCTTGGGAACGGTACTATGTTACATGGCCTTAAGGATAAGATATGGCCCGCATATCAAGAGGTACAAGCGAGTAATATGTCTAAGGCTTGTAAAACTGAAAAAGAAGCCATGGAAACTGTCCGCAAAAGAACTGAGGAGTACGGTGAGGCCTGCTATTTTGAGAAACTTGCGGAAGGAAGATATATTGTCTACAGAGAACGAGATAAAAAAGTAGTAAAGTCTGTAAATTACTTTAGACCTAACCTTAAACAGTTTTTCAATGATTAAGTTAGAAGAACATATTATAGAGGTAGATGGAGTAAAACATCTTCCATTGGAAGTTGTTGAAAAGTACATTGCTGAAACCTATACTCAAAGATTTGATGAGATTTCAACTTTAGTAAATTCAGCATTTAAAGATTATGATAAAAGCGTAAAAGATTTATTCAAGAATGATTAAAATAGCACACGAAGCACCTATAGACATTTTTAACGAAGTTCAAAGTCGTACAGATTACGATTATGCTTTAGTACATTTACTTGAAGAAAGTTTTAGGTATAGAGACGTATTTGAAGGAGCAGTTAAAAGAGGTAGGGAAGTTATTTTAGATAATTCTATATTTGAGTTAGAAGAATCTTTTGAAGCTGATAGATTTGCAATGTGGGTAGAAAGATTAAAACCTACATGGTATATAGTACCAGATGCTTTAGAGAATGCCGAAAAGACTATGCAACAAGCTGCAGACTGGTTTAAGAAATATGGTGATATTGTACCGGGTAAGAGTATAGGAGTTGTTCAAGGTAAAACCTATGAAGAAATTAGGGATTGTTATAGAGCAATGGACGAAATCGCAAAAGTAGATATGATTGCAATTTCATTCGACTATTCGTATTATACGAAGTCAGTTCCTCATCCTAACAAGTATGTTAGCTGGATGTTGGGACGTGTTAAGCTACTAGGAGATTTACTTAAAGACGGTACAATTAATAAAGATAAGCCTCATCATTTATTAGGTTGTGGTTTACCTCAAGAATTTAGTTTTTATAGACATGCTGATTATAATTTTATTTATAGTTTGGATACTAGTAATCCAGTGGTCCATGGGATCAAACAAATAGAATATCAACCAGAGGGACTATGGTCAAAAGAGTCTCAAAAATTACATGAACTTATCGATTATCCTTTGGAGAAGTTAGATTTAAATCTTATATTGGATAATATAGACAAGTTTAGAGGATTTGTTTCTGGTAAAAATAATTTAGAAACTATATTTGATAAAATATGAAGATAGCAATAACTGGAGCTCAATCTACTGGTAAAAGTACTTTACTAAAGGCGTTAAAAAGATCTAACGATCTTTATGGTTTTGAATTTATAGATGAACTAACTCGTCAGATTGCTGCAAAAGGTATTAATATAAATGAAGAGGGCAGTAATATGTCTCAGATTTTTACTATTACTATACATGCTGAAAATATTATGAAAAAGCATTTTATTTCAGATAGATGTGCTTTAGATGCATTAGTTTATACTAAATGGTTATATGATCAAGGTAAAGTAGATCAATGGATAATGGATTATGCCTTAGGAGTTGCTAAAGAAGTACTTCCTCGTTATGATTATATTTTCTATTTACCTCCTGAAATACCTATTGAAGATGATGGAGTTAGAAGTTCTAATGAAAAGTTTAGAGATGAAATAGTAGCTTTATTTGAAAAGTATACTAGAGAGTTAGAGGTTAAATTAATAGAACTTACAGGTAGTGTAAAAGAAAGAGCAGATAAATTTAGAAATGTTATAGGACCTAAATTAGCATTACCAGTTCAATTAGATCAAGTAGATTTATCAACTGTCTTTGATTATGCTGCTACATTTAATACAGAGTATATAACGTATTTAAAAGATGCTATTAGATACTGGGTGAAAGAAGGTTATGAAGAAAGAGATGATTGTAAAATTTTGCAAACTGAGTACTCTATGGATTTTGGAATAGGTACTGCTTTCGTTAGACAGAATTCTGATGGTTCAGTACATTTAAGTAGATTTACTACTTCACATAAAGGTAAAGGATTAGGTAGCAGAGTTTTTAGTTCGTTAAAACTAAAGTATGGTAAAGTTACATTATGGTCTAATCCGGAAGCTATGGAGTTCTATAAACGAAATGGTGTTACCTTTACTGAAGAAACTACTGATGTAGATGGTTCAACTTATACATATGGATATTATGAGAACGTGTAACGTTTGTGGAATTGAGAAAAAAGACTTTAAATTTAAACATGAGAATAAAAAGACTTGTTTAAAGTGTGAGACAAACTGGTATAGACAGATACTACGTACACTAGTAAAAGAACGTAGATTAACACCAGTAGAGAGGTTAGGAAATAGATTAGGTTATATGGGTTCAGCATTTATTATGTCATCACCTTATCTGCTTCAATATGATAATATAGGAGCATATACATACCTAATTGGTGCAGTGCTTTCATTACCTCAAGTATGGATTGCAAAGCAATGGAATATAGTAATAGTAAATTTTAACCTTTTAATCGGCTATGGCCTTTATATTTTAAATACATAATATGAGTGAAGTAAAAAATTATCAAGAAGTAGTAGAAATAGCTAGCAAGCACTTAGGTACTGTTGGCGGTGCAGGGTATAAGGATACTTATGCTCCTGAATTATTGGTTAAAATACCAAGAAGTCTTAATCGTGAAGGTTATGGACTAACAGGTAAGGAATTTAAAGGAGTTGATGTATGGAACGCATATGAAGTTTCAGCAATTACTACTAAAGGTCAACCAGTTGCTGGTATGCTTAAGATAGTTTGTCCTAGTGATAGTGAGAATCACGTAGAGTCTAAATCTATTAAGTTATACTTAAACTCTTTCAATATGACTCAGATTGGTGATAATGCAGCAGATTGTATTTCAGGTATTGAAGCAAGAGTAAAGAGAGATTTGGATGAGTTACTAGAAACTAATACTACTGTATCATTTTATGCTTCAGAATTTGAAACTGAACCTTTATCTTTTTCTGATGATTATGAGGATTTAGGAGAAGTAGTTGATTTAAATTTAATTGACTTTACTGCTTTTAAATCAGATGCAGATCAGTTACAAGAAGCTGATTATGAAGGTGATGAGTTAAAATTGAGATCTAATCTATTAAGATCTAATTGTAGAGTAACCAACCAACCAGATTGGGGTGATGTATTTATTTATATGAAAGGTGGTAGGTTACCAGGAGCTGATTCGTTAGCTAAATATATTGTTAGTCATAGAACAGTAAGTCATTTTCATGAAGAGATATGTGAGATGATATTTGCTCATCTAACAGAGAGATTTGGACCAGATCAACTAATGGTAAGTTGTTTGTATACTCGTAGAGGAGGTATAGACATTAACCCTATTAGAGCTACTCACAGCAGTTTAATACCTGAGTTCTTTACTAAACCAGAATACATAATTCGAAAAACCTTAAGACAGTAATGGCTGAGATACAAATAGAAGAGGAAAAGAAACTAATTGCAACTAGAGTACCACCAGGTGATAACTGGGAGTTGGTAATAGACCAAGGCAATAGAATAGAAGGTCTAGTTATGGCTCTTACAATGTATATGCGTAAAACTAAATTTAAAGGTCACTATAGATTAGAACCTTTAGATGGTAAGTTATACATAATAGAGTCAAACGAAATAGAGATACCTGAAGAAGAACCTATGAAGTTCGATCTCTATGGCGAATACTAGTTTTTGGAAAACCTGGGCAAGAGCATTAGGTGAAAAGATTGGAGAAGATAGTCGGCGGGCAGACAACGTAGCTTGGATAAGAACTTTTATTGTCCTACAAGCAGTCATATGTAATATTTTTATTGTAATTAACATTCTTTTAAGTTGGTTTTCTGATTAATTATGCCTATATTTAGATATATAAATTAATTAAGGTTATGTCAGATATAAAAGAAGATTTTTTACCTATTTACAATCAACTTAATGAATGGGTTGTTAATGATTATAGTTCGAATACTGCTAGGTACTTAACTAAAGATCATGCTAATGTCATTTATGAGTTTTTAAGAGATAATTCATCTTATAAAAAGCAAGATGGTACTACTAGTTTAATTTCAAAGTATTTGGAAGCTAGTTTAGGTAAAGGTTATGTTAGAGTTGGTGAAGCTGTTTCATCATTTTTTTCAATGGTTTATGGAATAAAGGTAAGATAATATATGCAGTTAGAAAAAAAGTATTACACAGTACAAGATGAAGAAACGTTAGACTTAATGTTTCAACATATTAAAGATTCAGATGTTATTGCAGTAGATACTGAGACGTCTGGTCTTAATCCTAGAAAAGATAAAATTGTTGGATGGTCTTTATCCGGTGATGAAGGAGTAGGTTTCTATATTCCTACTCTTGTATGGAACTTTGATAAAGGGTTATTAGAGTTGCAAAAGATTAACGGTAAGTCTACTGAGACTATATCTCGTAATCTATTTAAGATTATGGTTGAGCAAGATAAGAAACTTGTGTTCCATAATGCATCTTTTGATGTTCAGTTTATTAATAACTTCTACGGTGTTGATCTATCTCGTCAGATATGGGTTGATACTGGACTTCTTGTTCATACTGTATACGAAGAAGGAGCATTTGGATTTGGTAATCCATTTGGTTTGAAATCTATTGCTATTATGAATCAAAAGGCATTAGGTTTAGATGTTGAGAAAGCTGCTAACGAAGAGCAGATAGAACTAAAACAAAGTATAAAAGACAATGGAGGAAGTGTTACTAAAGAAAGTTTTGAAATCTACAAAGCTGATCTGGACATACTCAGTAAGTATGCTTCTGCTGATACCGACCTTACTTTACGTATATGTAATCTATACTTGGGAAAACTTAAAGAAGAAGGATTAGAAGATTTCTTTTTCAAAGATGAAGTTATGCCTATCTATCGTGAGGTAACTCTTCCTATGGAGATGATGGGTGTAGATCTTGATATGGATTTACTTAACAAGATAAACGTAGAGATTACAGAAGACTTAAAAAAGAATAAAGAGATTGTTATGAAATCTCTACTTAAAACTTCTGAAGCTAAAGCTTGGGTTTTGAAAACTGCAGAGGAAAAGTTTCCTATATCACATAAAGGTAATTTTGCTCAAAAATTAGTATCCAGATATTCATTAGGTTTACCTAAATCAGAAAAGACTGGTAAATACTCTCTTACTCAGGCTAAGATTAAAGACTTAGAAACTATAAACGAAACTGAAGAGAGTATAAAGCAGTTTTTATTAGAAGGTAATACTGAGCATCTCGATATGAAGGAAGCTAGACGTCTATGTTTAGATATGTGGAGAGAGTATAACGATGGTGATTACATTAATATACAATCTAAAAAGCATCTAGGTGAGATTATATTTGAATATATGGGTATAGAACCTAAAGTAAAAGGATCTAATACTAAATCAGGAAGAGCTAAGTTTGATATGGATATGGTAGAAGAACTAGCTAAAGATAATCCATGGGCTGAAAACTTAAGAATTTATAATAAACTATTGAAAGTTAAATCTACTTATGTTGATAGGTTTTTAGATAGAAATGAAAATGGAAGATACTACTTTTACTTTAAGCAAAATGGTACTGTATCTGGTAGATACGGTTCTGATGCTCAACAGTTACCTAAACCTTTAGAAGAAGGTCAAGATGCTCCTATATTAATGAAGTACATTAATATTGTGAGAGCATTTTTAGTAGCAGGTAATGGTAGAAAAGTTATTGATGCAGATTACGAATCATTAGAACCTCACTGTTTTGCTTCAGTATCTGGAGATAAAGGTTTACAAGAGATATTTGAAAAGAATTGGGACTTTTATTCTACTGTAGCTATCAAAACTGAGAAGTTAGAAGGAGTATCTGCTGATAAAGCTGCTGATAACTATTTAAAGAAATTAGATCCAGTTAAACGTAATCAAGCAAAAGCTTATTCACTTGGTATTGCATACGGTATGGAGGCTTATGCATTAGGTATGTCTTTAGGAGTTAATCAAAAAGAAGCTCAGATATTAGTTGATGGTTACTTAAATGGATTTCCTCAACTTAAGGAATGGAGAGAAAGATCTAGAGAACAAGTGAAGGCTAATGGGTATGTAAAAAACTATGTAGGACGTGTTCGTCATTTACCTAGAGTTAAGAAAACATATGCTAAGTTTGGTGATAGAATGATGGACTGGAGGTTTAGAAAAGAATTAGAACCTCAGTATGGTAAAGATCAAGTTATGAAAGCTTATAGAGATTATCGTAACGGTCTTAATAACTGTCTTAACTTCCAATTGCAATCTTTAGCAGCCGCTGTAGTAAATAGAGCAGCTTTAGCTATCAATCGTAAGGCTGAAGAGTTAGGTATTGATGCTAAGGTTCAAGCACAAGTACATGATCAATTGTTAATTAATTGTGATGAAAAAGATGTTGAAATGTTTGCTCCTATAGTTCAAGAGATTATGGAATCTACTACTCAACTTCCAGGAGTTACTCTTAAAGCTCCTCCAGAGATATCTGATAACTGGAGAGATGGACACTAATGGATATTCTCAAACTACACTTTAACGGTGCTGAAATACATATAAAGTTACTTCAGACAAAAGCTGCAAAGTTATGGATAAATGCTTTTAAGAACTATAAAGCATATTATGTGAGAAATGGACTTGATAAAGACTATAAACCAACACACGGTAGTACCTTTCCTCAAATAGGTTTTGCTCCTGATAGGAAAGGTGATGATTATGTAGATCCATATACAAATCTTACCCAACAAGATTGTGTAGACTTAATCAATAAAGCAATTGCAGATGCAAACTCATGCATCTCTGGTAAACAGTTTCCTCATACTGCTTTTTTAGGCATGGGATGGAACCATACCAACCTTTTGCATAGATGCTTTACAGTCGCAGTATCTACCATGACTAACTGGCAACACTTTTTACATAAAGATGCACTAGTTCAATTAAAAAAAGATTCATATCAAGATAAAATAACTTTTGCAAAGCTACTTACTCCGGAATATGATATCAAAGAAGGTAAATCAGATGAGTTTAGTAATGCAATTGAAAGAATAAATAAATACATTCACCATTATGAAGAATATCAACAAAGTGTAAGAGCTTCAAACCTAGTAAAAGAGACTAATTTTGATAACGGCTACTTACAACTTGAATGGGATAACTATACAGAAAGTGGTGAACATAGTTTTTTTTATTGTAATAGACTGACTGATGATGAAGTAAGACAATCTATTCCGAATAATTTTTACGATTATGATGTATTTTTAGGTAAGTCTATTGCAGGTAAAGATTACGAATTTTGTTTTGCTGATTTTGACAATCCTTTAGAGTTTGATGTTACTAACTTAGACCATATAAACGGTAGTTTAAAGATATACTTTGGTGATGTTAAAGAAGTTTACCATAAGTCACAGTTTACAGATTGGTGTGATGGATATGGATTGGAAAAATACCTATACACTCCAATACCTATTGGTAAAGTTATAAAAAACACTCTTCCAATAACCCAGGATCATATAGAAAATTATTCTGACTCTGAAGTCTGGTCTGATCTATCTCCTAAATTGGAGAGTCCTTTAGATAAGGTAATTAGTGAGCTTGTTCATATACCCGGTAATTTATTTTGACAACTATCCCTACTGTTTACGGTAAAATTGAAGGTGTGTACTATCTTACTACATATAAAATAGGTGCTAATAGTGTCATGAATTTAGCAGACGTAAAAACAAAAGGCAATAAAAATTTAGATATAAATTCTGAATTAAAATTTAAACCAACTATTCTTATACGTGATCCTTATGATAGGTTTTTTTCTGGTTTAGTTCAATGTGCTCTTCATATGTTTACCAATAGAAAGCATCCTTTATTTAACACATCAATACCCGGTGACATTTACAAGTCTTCTTTTTTCGCAAGAATACTCAACAACAGTTGGTACCATGTAGTTAGAGATCCAAATTTAGCTCCTTATCATGAATTTGTTTATAGGTACTCTAATAAACATAAACTGACAGTACTAGATATAAAAGATTGGAAGCCAAAAAAACAGACAGAAGAATTAAAACACTCGAATAAAGAAAGATACCCTGAAATTAAAAAAGCACTATTTAATGATTCAATCAAACCAGGTGTGCAACAAAAAATACAAGAATATTTAGATAAAGAAACACACTACTACAACCTATGCAAAAAAGGATATCAAGATACTTTTATTTAAAAACATTCTATTTATATTAAACGTTATATATGGACCATCAAGCATTATCCCCTAAAACAGATCGAAAAAAAGTAAGATATGATCTTAGTAAACACAATTGGCCTGAATACTGGTTAAAGATTGCCCAAGAAAAGTACCCTCAAATTGAGAGTCTTGAAACTGTTCACAAAACATTATCAGCATCCGAAATTAGTATATTAGGTAGATACTGTCAATCTTTTTGTGGTTCAGACGAATTTTCTAATAGAGTGGATTCATACTTTAAAGATATAGTAGATAACTACATAGGGTTTGATGAATGGATGATACAAAGGTATTTTACAATTAGAATAGTAATCCCAGATCAAGCATCAACAGGAAGATTACTTGCTTTTCATCAAGGTATATGGGTTGGCAATGGATTAGGTTTAAGAACAATTTGGACCCCTTTTACTGAGGTTTACGATACAAACAGTATGTATGTCGCCTCATATGACGATAGTCGTTCCATAACTAAAAATACCTATATAAATAAATGGTCCTACGATAAAATACAAAGTGAATGTGGTAAGTATTCAAAACCAATTACACTTACACCTGGTGAAACATACTTATTTCAACAAGAACACATACACGGCAACTTTAATAATACTACTGAAATAACCAGATGGTCTATGGACGGTAGGATACTCCCAAAAGGAGGCCACTACCATAGAAAACTTCCTGGAGGATACTTCAGGTTTTTAGGAGAAAGGGAATCTAGTATTGAAGTAGATACATCTAAAACATGGGTTAGTTATGCTGGATGGAATACTAAATTTTCTGATCCAATACCCCTACCTATGCAACGTGGTATAATAGATTCCTATTGTAACAAATTTGACATTAAGATTAACGATTACCAGTTTGAAAGTGAGTACTGTAACTGGCTACCAGGTTTAGAAAAATTTATTACAGGCTTAGGAATACAAGGAATAGTTCTATGTTCTATTTACAGTCTACCGGATGATAAAGAAAGAAGATTAGAACTTTTAGAATTAGCAGTTGACAATAATGTTGAATTACATTTTGCTAATGAATTAAATTTTGTCAAAACAAAAGAAGATATTCAAAAAATAGAAAGAATACTTGAATACATTAATGATAACCCAGACCCAAACATAACATTAGGATATAAGATATGAGAATTTTTATTACAGGATGGCAAGGTTTTATAGGTAGTCACCTAAGAAAAAGACTATCTGAACATGAGCTTATTTTGCTTCAAAATGATTTGAGAGACCATAAAGAAGTAGCTGACGAAATACTGGATGCTGATCCTGAGATCATAGTTCACTTAGCTGCTCGTACAGAAGTTGAACAAAGTTTTTACGAACAAATTACTTTTTCAGAAGTTAATTACACTGGAACGGTTAACTTGATAGAAACTGCTAAAAGATTAAAAAACCTTAAAAATTTCGTTTTTGCTTCTACTATGGAAGTATACGGATGGCAACCTATTTCTGATTTAATCAAAGATGGTACCAATAAAGGTATAGTTGCTTTCAACGAACAGACTCCTCCTAATCCTAACGCACCATATGCTGTAGCAAAGTATGCCTGTGAAAAGTATTTAGAGTATGCACATAGAAGTTACGGACTTCCATTTACAGCTATAAGACAAACTAATGCTTATGGACGTAAAGATAATGATTTCTTCGTTACTGAACAGATTATTACTCAAATGATACAAAATAAAGATGAAATTAACTTAGGGTACGGTACTCCTTATAGAAATTTTATTTACATTGATGACCTATTAGATGCTTGGGAAGAAGTAATAAGAAATCCAGAGAAAGTAGTAGGAGAAATATTTTGTTTAGGACCAGATAATGCTATAAGAATTGAAGACTATGTTACTATTATAGCAAATAAATTAGGTTGGGATGGCAAAGTAAACTGGGACACCAAACCAGAAAGACCAGGAGAAATATGGTTGTTAAATTCTACAAATCAAAAAATAACCAGTAAACTAGGTTGGTCTCCTAAAGTAACTATGAACGAAGGTTTAGATAGAACTATTGACCATTGGAAATCAAAAATTGGAACTAAATGGAAAGATGGAACTACCGAGGTAGAGAGTTTGTAATATTTAGATTACCTTACGAACACTATGCTTCAATCCATCTTTACTACACCAAGGAGTACGTAATAAAATTTGGCAGCTTAGAAGAAGTAACGTACTTAAGAAAGAATCCTGATGTTGGTATACTAATATTGGAAGAAGGGGAATGTGATGACTACCAAAGAAATCCTTTAATTGAAACTATCACACAATATCGTAAGGACAACAAACTTAACAATCACGTATTTATTCTATACCAAGGGTATGGTCAAGAAAATTATATAGAACCATATTTAAGAACAGTACCAAATTTTATAACTCTAATAAGAAGTGTAAGTGCATCATATAATTTTTGTATGAACTGGACTAAAGTACATTCAAACGTACACGATGCAGAAGAAAAGTTAAAGACAACCTATACCAAAGAATATTTTTTAGATGATATAAAAATTGATAAAGCCTTTTTAATACTTGCTGGAAAATGTAGAGTTAGTAGACTACTATTTCTAGATCAGCTACTTAAAACTAACCTTTTAGATAATACTTACTATTCATTTAATAATGAATATATAAAGTTAGATAAAGAGGTTATAAAAAAGTTTATGGACCAGGGTTGGACTTATAGAGAAATAATAAACAACCACCACGGTAAATCGGAAGCAGAATTTTTACGTAACCACAACCTTTTAATTACTGATGAAGAACTAACCACAGTTAGACATATACATAAAAACGTACTACCTTTATTTAACCTACCTAGAAAAACTGATGATTACTACTACGACCCTTGGTGGATAATTCCAGAACCTGAATTATATAAATCTATAGCTGTTGACATAGTTAACGAGACATTTCACCACAGAGGTATAGTTGCAAATAACCTATTCAAAAATATTAACTTTTTTACTGAAAAAATTACCAAACCTATACTTGCTTTTAGACCATTCATGGCTTTAGGTAATAGGTTTTATTTAAGAGACTTAAGAAAGGAATTTGGATACAAAACTTTTGGTGAGTTTTGGGATGAAGGTTATGATGAAAGCCATAATGCACAAGCAGCTTTTAGAATAGTAATAGATAATATGAAGTATATCAATTCCCGTAGCAATAACCAGTTAGCCAATATGTTATACGACATGAAGGATATATTGATTCACAACAACAATATGGCTAAAAGGTACTTTATGAGAGGTGAAGCATGGAAAAGGGATGTAAAAAAATACTTGAACGGCAAAGGAAAAGCATGGACAGGTATAAAAGGAAATGCCTCTATTTGATATGGAACTTTTTAAGTTAGACGATAAAGAATACTTAGTAGTTAGATTTCCCCCTGAATACTATGTTTTAATCAACCTATATAAGACAGGTAAGTATAAACCTAAATTTGCAGATGATCAAGGTATTGAATATCTTAAAAATAACCCCGATTGTGGATTACTTTTATTAGAAGAAGGAGAAGTTGCAGAAATATTTCGTACAGTTTTATTCCTTGAACTTGATAAGTTTATTGATATTAATAGTTTAAAAAATCATGTCTATTTATTTTTTCAAGGCACAGGCCAAGAAACATTTATTAGTAGATATATTTCTCAGGTCCCCCCTTACGTTACTTTGATACAAAGTCACACTGCAGCTTACAACTTTGTACATAATTGGAATCAATTCTACTCACCAGCAAAAATAAAACTAACACAAACTATTCACAATTATACGGAAAGTTATGCTTTTAGTGAGTTAAATTTAGAAAAAAGATTTTTAATTTATTCTGGTAAGACTAAGAATAATAGAGTATTACTGCTAAATGAATTAATTAAAAGCAACCTTCTTGATCAATGTTATTATAACTTTGGTGAAGAAACCCCTAAAAGATTTCTAAAATATGTTACTGATGAGTACTACATTGATGTTTATAAAAATGCTACACCTAATGATTTAAGGTTAGGAACATTATCTCCTCGTCCTGAAATGACGTTAACTAAGGAAGATAGTAAAATAATACAGCAGTTACTCCCTATGTTACCAATGTGCAATATGCCTAACCGCAAATTTGAAGACTACTATCATGAACCTTACTTTCAACTACCCGACCATGAATTTTCTAAAAAGATATTTGTTGATGTTACAGTTGAAACATATTGCTTTAGAGGGTTAAGTTCTGACCCACTTATCAGCAGTATAAATTTTCATACAGAAAAGTTATTCAAACCAACACTTACTCACAGACCTTTCATAGTGTTAGCTAATAAAAACTACCTTAAAGACTTAAAAAATGTTTTTGGGTTTAGAACTTTTGATAAATTTTGGGATGAATCTTATGATGATGTTGATGATGCTAGAGTTGCTATAAAAATTATAGTAGATAATTTAAAGTATTTAAATTCTTTACCGTTTAGTAAACTAGAAAATATGCTTTTTGATATGAAGGATATACTGGTACATAACAATAAAGTTGCTTTAGATTACTTAAATGGTGATGAACCATGGAAACTTGTTATGCAAAATTACCATGACGGATTAGCTAAATCTTGGACAGGAAAAAAAGGAAAAATTTTAATGTGAAAGTTGGTATCTAATTAAAAAGTACCTATCTTAATATAGCGAGGTAGAGCAGTGGTAGCTCGTTGGGCTCATAACCCAAAGGTCGCAGGTTCGAATCCTGTCCTCGCAACTAATTATAATAAAGGAGATCGACCTCAGAGCGATAATTTTTTTTAACCCGAGTAGCTTAGGCACTCACAAATTTAAATGATATGAATACATTTTTAACTGAACGTAATCCGTTCGACATTTTAGTAAGGAATTTTTTCCAAGACGCAGGAGCATATAGACCTCTTGCAGAATCCAAATTACCCCACCCAGTAGATATTTACGAAAGAGATAACGGTCTAGGACTAGACATAGCTTGTACTGGCATCTCAAAAGAAGATATTGAAATTCTTATAGAGGGTAATATAATCAGAGTAAATTACGATAAACCCCAAGATGTTGGTGCAGGCGAATATATCCACAGAGGTATCGCTAAAAGATCATTCAACTTAGGGTGGAAAATTGATAGTAGATTTAATCTATCAAATGCAACAGCCGATTTTAAAAACGGACTGCTACAAATAGTTATACCTTTTGCTAAAGGATTAGAACCAAAAACTCTAAAAATTAGCTAAATAAACCTGCTCTGAGGTTTGCTCTTCTAATAAATTATCTTATATTAATAATAAATAAAGTTATAAAAATGTCAAAAGAATTAAGACCCACAAACGACCGTATACTACTTAAACCTATAGATGAAGGTGAACAGACCTACGGCTCTATAGTTATTCCAGATATGGGCAAAGAAAAACCCGAGATGGGTGAAGTAATTGCAATAGGTCCTGGTAGATTTACCGAAACAGGAACACTAAATACAGTACGCTCTTGTAAAGTAGGAGATGTAGTATTAGTACCTAAAATTGGTACTTTGAGAATAGATTTCGATGGAGAAGAGTATTACATAGCTCAAGATAGGGAAATCCTTGCTGTAGTGTACGAAGAAGCTAAAATTGGATTTGAAGACGATATATAATGAGTAGAAATAGAGGACAGTCATCTGGTCGCAAAGAACGAAGATTCAACAGATATTGGTTGACTGCTAATATGGCTAATAAAATTAATTCAAACAGAAATAATACTAAAAGAGATATTTCATAATGAGTAAAAAAATTACATTTTCAAAAGATGCTAGAAATAAACTAGCTGACGGAGTCGATAAACTAGCAAACGCAGTAACAGCAACATTAGGTCCATCAGGACGTAATGTAATTATAGAACAAGAGATGGGTATGCCATCTTCAACTAAAGATGGTGTTACAGTTGCTAAGTCTATTGAACTTAAAGATAGAGTAGAAAATTTAGGAGCACAGATAGTTAAACAAGCAGCTATTAAAACTGCTGAACAAGCTGGAGATGGTACTACAACTTCTACACTACTAGCTCAATCTATACTTACAGAAGGTTTAGATAGAATGCAAAAAGGTTCTAATGTAGTTGATATTAAAAGAGGTATTGACGAAGCAGTAGAACATATTACAAGCTACTTAGGTATAGAATCTAAAGACATTACGGATGAAGAGCAGCTTAAGCAGATTGCTACTATTTCAGCTAACAATGATGATGAAGTTGGTGAATTGATTTCCACAGCCATGGATAAGGTAGGCCAAGATGGCGTTGTCACAATCGAAGAATCTAAAACAGGAGAAACGTACCTCGAAACTGTCGAGGGTATTCAATTTGATAGAGGTTATAAGTCTCCTTACTTCGTTACAGACAACAATTCGATGCAAGCTGTTCTTCAAGATCCGTTAATACTTATTACCGACAAAGGACTAACACAAATAAAAGAGTTGCTACCTATATTAGAAGGTGTCTCTAATCAGAACAAATCACTCTTAATCATTGCTGATAATGTTGGAGGAGAAGCTCTTTCTACGTTAGTAGTAAATAAAATGAGAGGCATACTAAACTGTGTAGCTGTTCAAGCTCCAGGCTTTGGTGATAGGAAAAAAGCTACACTAGAGGATATTGCAGTGTTAACTGGTGGTAAGGTAGTTTCGTCTGAAAAAGGAATGAGGTTGGATAAGTTTGATCCTTCTTGGTTAGGTTCAGCTAATAAAGTTACAGTTGGTAAAGATACTACTACAATTATAGATGCTCAAGGAGATGCTATCGACATACAAGTTAGGATAGAAGAGATTAAATCTCAAATTGATGAATCTAATTCACCTTTTGAAAAAGAAACTCTTCAAGGTAGACTTGCTAAGTTTGTAGGCGGAGTAGCAGTTGTTCACGTTGGTGGCCATACTGAGGTAGAAATGAAAGAAAAGAAAGATAGAGTAGATGATGCTTTACACGCTACAAAAGCTGCTATTGAAGAAGGTATTTTACCTGGAGGAGGAACAGCTCTCTTAAAAGCTGCATTATGGCTTGCTGATAGTTTAAGCAATGAGTTAGAAGATGTACCAAAGCCTGAAGGAGATAAATTAACTGGTTATGATATTGTTATAAATGCAATAGAGCAACCATTCTTTAAAATACTAGTAAATGCAGGATACTCTCAGGACGAAATAGGTGAAATTGAATTACGTATAAAAGAAGAAGGATCATTTTGGTTTGGTTACAATCCGAGAGAAGATGACTATTATGATATGTTTAAAGAAGGAATCATTGATCCAACTAAGGTAACGAGACTTGCCTTAGAAAATGCAGCATCAGTAGCTGGTACATTATTAATTACTGAAGCTGTAGTCTCAAAAGGAAAAGAAAAAAAGAATGCAGCACAAGGAATTGATCCTAATATGCTGTTAGGTTAACAATTAAATTTAATTAAACATGAGTGCAAAACAAGAACTATTTGAACAAATTGCAGAGAATTTTGCAATTCTAGAAACCGAAAACGGTGGAACTACAAAAGCTTCTCAAGCAAGAGCTAGAAAAGCAGCTGGTGAGATCAAGAAATTGATCACTCCTTACAAGAAAGCGAACATGGAGGCAACGAAGGGGTAGGGGGCGTTTTTCTCTCTTTCGACGAAGTCGTCACGCGCATTTTTGATTAAGCCCTTCCGGAAACGGCGGGGTTTTTTCTTTAGATATTTATTTAAAAGAGTTAATGCAAAATCTCCCTCACTCCGGTTTTTTAAGAGACGATAATTTTTTCATAACTTACCATAAAGTAGATAATAAATGGTTTTGTTCTACGTTAAAACAAGGCTATTTGTATTTAACACATATGGTACTTTGGATTGGACAGCAAGAAAATCATCGAAGGATACATTACCGTTCTTGGGACAAAACTCCACAAGAGGTCTACGATGAAGGAGCTACAATCATAGTTAGACATCCGCGTAACAAGTTATGGTCGGGGTTGGCACAAGATTTATTTACACCTAGACTACCGCATAATGAAAAGTTGCAAGATTTCGTTCGTAGAAAACGTAATAGTATTTTTCATCTACACGACGAGTATTATGATGATGATCTTTACGACTTAGGTATCACCAAAGATAGAATTAGTCATGTGTTTTTCGATAAACATTATGATCAGATTTTAATAGAGATGGTAGGATTGTTCAACAACAACTTTAGTAGTATATGGAATAACAGCTTTCACTCTTCGTTATTTTACTATGCTTTTGATGAGTATAGACAATACGAACCAATTCGTAACATACCGTTCAATTGGATGCCTATAGAGGAGTTAGATTTTACAGAGAGTATAAAACACGTTCATAGACAAAAACCGGGAGATAGTACAGTAAACTTCTTTAGACATAGCTTGCAGAGTTACTATTCAATATTTGAAGACGTAATGGAACATCCGTTTTTATATCCGCGAGTGAGAGATAAAATAAATAAGATACTGGATAAGGAAATCTGGTATTACGAAAAATTAAAAAGAGTTATACCAAGGTTTGGTGGAAAAAACATTTAAATGGAACTGAAGAGTTATATAAAAAGTATTGAAGATTTTCCCAAAAAAGGGATCTTATATCGAGACATTCAACCTCTTTTAAACGATGCAAGAGCATTTGAAGATGCTATACAAGGTATGGTAGATTTAATTGATATAGATAACGTAGAATATTTCGCGGGCATTGAGTCAAGAGGGTTTATATTTGGGACTGCGATGGCGTGGATAACAAACAAAGGGTTTAAAATGATTCGTAAACCGGGTAAGTTACCAGGTGAAATTTTGTCTATGGATTATGATTTGGAGTACGGTAGTAATACTTTAGAGATGGAGTACGGATGGGGGAATACAATTATAGTAGATGATGTACTTGCAACAGGCGGTACTATCAAAGCAGCAGAAATTTTAGCAACAAATGCAGGTTACCAAGTTATAGACTCAATATGTCTATTGGATATTGGCTTGCTTAAAAACCATAATATTAAATGTCTAATATCTTATTAGTATCAGCCACTAAACTAGAACACCACGATGATGAGTTGTTTGGCATTCCAATACATATAATTGGTATAGGAAAAATAAATGCAGCAGTTAACACACAAAGGTTGATTGATGAACATAACCCAGACATAGTAGTCAACTTTGGCTCAGTAGGTTCATTAAAAGATTATAAAGTAGGAGAAGTGCTTGAAGTAGGTACAGTGTATAATGATTTTTTTGCTGGTGATATATACGGTTACGAACCTATCAAATTATCAGATAGCAATATTAAATGTTTTACAACGGATACGTTTTATGAATATAATCAAGACTATCATCACTCTTACTTACACGCAGTGGATAACTGTGATATTGTAGAAATGGAATTATATTCTATTGCAAAAAGTTGTATAGCTGCAAATAAAACCTTATATTCATATAAATGGATTAGTGATGACGGCTCGAAAAACGACTGGAAATCTAATGCAGCAATAGGTTATGAAAACTTTAAAGTCATATTCAAAGAATGGTTAGAACAGCAGAAGTAGTTACCCCAAAGCACCCAGATAAGATCTGTGATAGAATATCTGATGCAATTTTAGACGAATGTCTTAAGCAAGATCCTAATACTAGAGCGGCTATCGAAACGATGGGTGGTCACGGTATTATTACAGTTACTGGAGAATTAACAACAAAAGCATTTGTTGATGTACCAGAAGTTGTTAAAAAAGTATACGGCAAGGATATCGGTGTACAAACTAATATAGTTAGACAATCTCCTGAGATTGCTCGAGGAGTTAACAAAGGAGGTGCAGGTGATCAAGGTATAATGATAGGATATGCTTGTAACGATAACAAGGAATATGTACCTCAAGAGTACTACTTAGCTCGTAAATTAGCACAACATATATACGAAAAGTATCCGTTTGATGGAAAAACTCAAGTTACTATGAATGGCAATTCTTTAAGAGTAGTTGCTTCATTTTGCTGTACTCCAAATAGCGAACTTAGAGATTTGGTAGTAGAATTTTTTGATCAATATCCTGAATATAGAATAGAAGACTTACATTGTAACCCAGCCGGTGATTGGTCAGTAGGAGGATTTGATGCAGATGCTGGACTAACAGGAAGAAAATTAGCAGTAGATAATTACGGTCCTAGAGTACCTATCGGAGGAGGAGCTTTTTCTGGTAAAGATGCTAGTAAGGTTGATAGATCAGCTGCTTACATGGCAAGAAAAATAGCAGTTGATTTATTAGAAGATAATACTGCTAACGAGGTTTTTGTTCAATTAGCTTATGCAATTGGATATGAAAAACCAATACAAGCAAGTGCCCTTATAGACGGTAAACACGAGTGGGTAAAAGGATATGATTTAACTCCTAATGGGATTATACAATATTTAAATTTAAAAGAGCCTAACTTTAGTGTAACAGCCGATTGGGGACATATGGGTAATAACTTTAAATGGAAATAAAATGAGTGATTCAATTAAAAAATGGCATGAAATGCAAGAAGATAAACTTGATGACTGTTGTGGCTCCGATTGTGGATGTCATGATGATAACATGAGTGCTACTATGGAAGGTAAATTTATTTACGAATCTCCAGATGGAGGTGGTACAGTAACTGAAAGACCGTTCATGGGTGGTATAGAAGACAGGAAAGTAATTAAGCATCCTATATCAGAATTAAAACAAAAGGCATACAGATTACTTTGTGATTACGATGAAGATGTGATTCGTATGGCTATGAAAATTATTGATATTGGTGAATAAATGTTAGATCCTTTATCTACTACACAGATTAGGTTACTTAAAGAAGACTACAAACGGTTTCCTGATAAAGCACACTACAGTATGAAGTATGCTGATAGGACTAATGTAGATAAATTTTCAAATGATCTCAAAACCGTAGTGGACCTTATTAATGAGGAAATAACAGATTGGGCTGATGTACCTAATTATGAAACAGTCTTAAGAAGATTTGAAGCAGATTCACATTGTTTACTTTTCTACTACAACGGTCAATGTATAGGTTGGAATTGGGGTAACGACAACGTATGTATAGATTGGCAAACTAACATACAAGATTTACCTTCTGGAGAATTATATGGAGGAGGGTGTTTTGTATCACGACATGTAGATCGACCAGCTGATGCAGGTCTTTATAATTATAATAAAATATTTGACTACTGGATAAATGAAATGGGTTACCATACAATATATGGGTACATTGACAATTGGAATAAACCAGCATTTAGAGTAAACTTTCAAAATGGTTTAACAATATACAACTATCTTAAATGATTTATGCTACTTTTATTACAGGAGAAGAATATGGACCTAGATATGCTCAACAGGTTATAAGAGAGGTAAAAGGAAAAGATGTTCACATACTCACCGACAAACCAGAACTTTTTCCGGAATGTAAAACTGAACTGTACGATAAGGAGGTATTTAGCTACTACGACAAACTAACATTTTTAGTTAGAAAGGTTTTAGAGAGAAAACAAAGAGTTACATTTATAGATTGTGATTGGTTTTCTGGTTTACACGAAGGTTTTGATATGGAACCAGATACATTTTATACTTATGCACTTTTTAAATTTAAAGATTTTGAAAAGAAACCATTTGCTATGGAAGGTATAAATATGGTTATAGATGTACTCGAAAAAAATAACTTTAATTTAAAGAGAGATGTTTATATTGGTGAAGCTATAATGTCTTTACCATATTTGGATTGTGCTCAAAATATACTAGATGACCTATACACACTTCAGGTAGATTGGGAAGCAAAATTTAATCAAAATGTAAAAACTGATAATCAATCTATATCAAGATATGCTAGATACGGTGTTGGTTATGGAGAAGGAGGAGCATTGACTGCAATTTTGCAAAAGTATAACGTCAAGCTTAAAGACGTTCTGTATAAAAAGTTTGTACACAACAATATTATTTAATGTATAAAGTAATTGATATAACAGACAAACAGCTGATTGATCTCAAATTAATTATCAATGAAAGTAAACCACCGATAGGTGAACATTTAAAAACTATCAATTCAACACCCGGTATAGGCAACAATAAAAGTACTCAATTTGATAGTTCTCTTCTTACTTTAATTCCCTTAGGGTTAGCTAACAATATTAAGTTACTTGAATGGTTAGAGATATTTACAGGTATTAGTAGTAAGTATATTACTAACATACATCTCAATGATATGAAAGAAGGTGCTTACTTTAACCCTCATTATGACAATTACTACATTAAAGTATCTGATACTTATACGTTTTTATTAGAAGAACCAAAACAAGGAGGAGACTTTATATTAGATGGAAGAACTATGACCTGCAATAAAAATAAAGTAGTTATATTTAACGGTGGTAAATACCTTCACGGTGTATCAAAAGTAAAAAAAGGTACTAGAAAATCATTTATAGTTTTCTATAACCAACCTACAAGTAAAGAATCTAAACTATTACTATGAGTATATTGATAGTGACAGTGGTTAGGAGTGGTTCTTCTAGATTGTTAGAAGCCATATCAAAAGCCTACGGTAAGGTAGGAATATTAGAACCAACAACTCCTGGGTATATTGCTGATTTTGACCCATCTAAAGATATAGTTAAGATAGCAGTTCAAACACTAACAACATCAGACACATTACAATTAATTAAGAAGTTTGATAAGACTGTTCTTTTAGATAGAAAAGATAAACTAGCACAAGCTATATCATACCTTAACTTACATAAACATATGAAAGGTAAACACAACAGTAAGTATGTTAGTAAGGAATTTACCCAAGAGGAGATAGATAGTGCTCTTCAACGTTTAGAGGACACTAGAAAACAACTAACTGATATTTCTAAAGCAACATCTATTCCTATAATTTATTTAGAGGATTTGGTTCAATTCAAAGATATAGGAGTTAAGTATGATAAATCTTTATTTGTTAAGGAACTTAAACTTAGACAAGAAAAAGAGCAATTAATTTAGTTGGTAGTCTGAACTATTCTGACTATATTTAGATATGAATGCACCTTTTAAACCAACCCATTCGAAAGCTTGGCTTGAGAGATATCTCAAAAAAACTTACTACAAAAAAAAGTACGACCGTTATATGTGGTGGAGATCTTATACGTTAAGAAATAAACCACTAACTAACAGACATCCTTTACGAGATAGAATACTTAACGGTGACTTTGACTTAGGTCCTTATGTATTTGAAATAGAATTAGTTGAACATCGCATCAATGAAAAATCTCAAACTCATAAACATGAAGATACTTTTAGTGAAGATATTCAGCTGGATAAAGCTCGTCGTAAAAGACTACAAGAGGATAGAGATAAAGATGAAGCAACTAAGTTGGAAGAGTTACGAAAAGCTTTTGTATTCGAATTTAGGATGACTAAAGAGCAGTATGATAAAGAGGTAGTCAAACCTAATAAAGATCTTATTTCTTTTTACTATAAGATGGAAGATAAATATGGTAAAAGAGGAGTACTTTCACTACCAAAGAAATATAGTATATAGTTGGTTTATTTAAATAATTAAACTATATTTATATATATTAACGTTAATTAAATAATTTATAAATGAAAACAATTCTAATTATTGTACTGGTTTTGGCGGTTGTAGCTGGAGCAGTATGGGTAGGTACGAAGTTTTTTGGACTTACAAAAGATGACGACAAAGACGGTATTCCTGATAAAGTTGAGGATACTGTTAAAGAAGTGAAACGTAGAGCTAAAAGAGTAAAAGAAGAGCTCAAAGACGTTGCTGATGCTGCTAAAGATGTAGTAGACCAAGCCGGAGATGTTGCCGGAGCTGTAAAAGGAAAGCCAAGAAAAGGC